TTGGTAAACAACTTCAACAGCACGGTAGTGACCGTTCTTTGAGTCGATTTGGCTCTGCAAAATACCTGCTTCGTTCATCGGAGATGTAACGGCACGCAAGGTGTTAATGAAGCCTGGGAACATTGTAGGGTCTGCTTTAAAGTAACCCTCGTCAATGCGGCCCTGAATATCAGGGCAAGAAACGAATGAAGAAAATGCGTAAGACATTGTTAAAAATCAAAGTTTTTGTTAAACGGCTGTTAACTGCCCAGCCAAGGCACACTTCGATGTTTAATGTCCATCGAGACACAGCTTTGTCGTGCGATTACTAAGCTTTAGCAGCTGCGAGTGCTTCGAGATGTCCTTGCGCCCGTGGGTGAATGAACCTTCTCTGCGCTCCGTTGCCTGAGCCAGTATTTGTCTGAACAGATGTGTTGGTGGTTACCGTTTGAGAACCTGCCTCTCCTGCTTTTTTAATTAATCCAGCTTTGGAGGCTTCAGATTGGAGAATTTCTTCAGGGGTCATATATCCAGTCCCCTTTTCATTCTTAACCTGATTTCCAGCCTTATCGGTAGCAATCAACTTGCCATCAGACAGCACAAAGTTAAACTTTTCTGCAATATCAATTTCAAAGCCTTTCTTAGCGTATTGATTCGCTGAGTCAGCCCATTGAATAGAAGACTTCACTTTGTTCAATTCCATATCAGCCATATACGAATTGATACGATTATTGAACTCGCCCTCGTTCTCTTGTAGCTTCTTGCCTAAGTCAACAGCAAGCTCTTCTTGCTCTTTGCTGCGCTTCTTAGCATCTTCCAACTGAGCCTTCAGTTCCTTAATCTCTTCGGGAGTTTGACCTGGCGTTTTAATCTGTGCCTGCAAGTCATCAATCAATCCCTTCTGCTTCGTCTCAGCAATCTCGAAGAGGTCACTAAGCTTCTTGCCTTTTACTTCTTCTTCAGTAAGTCCAAACTGGCGTTTAAACTTAGTCTCAAGAGTGCCGAGAGTCTTCCCGGTTACCTTGTTGCGAATGTCTTCATCATCGGCAGCAACCTCACGAGAGACATAACGCTTAGATAGTTCATCCTTAAATGTGTCGAGAGATTCAAACTCTACTTCTTTGTCAAATAGCCATTTGCTAATTTCCTTGTGATCGATAGCCATAATTAGTTGTTTGGTGTAATGGTTTGTGGTTTAATCTTCTTTTTGGGAAGGACTTCGATTTCAGATATTTCTAACATCGGGTCTTTCATTTCGCTTGCAACTACTGCCTTGCCAATCTTGGTTTGAGCAATAGGCTGCTGTTCAGAGTATGTCTCATCCTCTACTCGGATGCCATACTTTGATAGAAACTTGGAGTTTCTTGCTGTTGCCTCAGAAATAAAAATTACTCCACGAGGACCAACGGCTCTGATTTTTCTGTCCATGGTTTGTGTTTTTTGATAAAGTTAAGTAAGAATATTTGAAAATCAACTATCTAACGGGAATAAGCCAGTGCCTACATCTGTATCCGCCTAAGTAAAAGAAGATAGTTGTCCTTGTTGTATTTGGTATTTTACCTTGCCAAGTGCCAATGTCTGCCCATGACCTAATTGTATCTACGTTGTAAACACCGCCATTCCTAGCTACGCAGAAGTCTCTCGAATCCTTAATCAATCCACCAGCGTATCTAAACTTGGTAAAGCCTAATACCCTTGAAAAGGTGCTTACCAAAGACCTTGTGATAGAAGTGAACAGCGTGTCGGATAAAGTGTTCGCAAACACAAATAACCTGCCTTTACGAATGGAATCTCCTACAACAATCTCCTTAAAGGAGTCTTCCAATACAGACCTCGTGCCTGCTCCAGCAATGGCTAGAATCAAGGCATTTTGGATAGGAGAGTAAACAGATGCGTTTATTTCTGTTAGGGACTCAAGAGCAGAACGCTCAAGGCTATTTTGCTGCGCTTCAATGGCTTCAATGTCCTCAGGGGATAACTGCTCACCAATAGACTCGAAGTAGTCTCTAATGAGCTGAAACTGCTCTTCAAGCTTGTCTCTATAAAAGACTAATGCCTCAAGGTATTTACCGCTGCCCATAACCCTTTCTGCCTCCTGCATAATGCCATTTACAGCAGCGTAGTTCTCTTGCGAGTTAGCCACCTCATCACCATCATACTTCAGGTTACGCAACAAAAGCAAAAGGAGTGCAAGTAATTCCTCTTGCGACTCCTCCACCTTCTCCATGAACTCTTCGTTCACAGAGTCTAAATTGTCTTGTATCCTGCTTTCTAATTGCTCAGGAGTCATTATGCGTTCAAAATAGTGTCAACAGATAATCCTTGTTGTGCTTGTGGAGTCATCTCTTTAGCCCTAGCCTCAATGATAGCTTTCTGCTCCAACATAGGTAAGTCTAAGAATCCTTCGCTCTCTTCTACCAAGCCCTTAATAATGGCTTCGATTTCAAAGTGCATAACAGCCTTCCACTTCTCGGCAATGCCTGAAGCAACTAAAGAAAGCACATCCTTCGGATCTAAGTTGAAGTAAGGGTCAACTTGAACCGATAGCTTCATAATAGCACTCTTAGCCTCTTGGATAGGGAAGCGAGTCTCTAAGTACTGCTGGGCAAGCATAGCACGAGAGAAGTTAGGAGCGTGTTTAATCTCCTCTGTCAACTCTGCATCTGTACGCATCTCAAAGTTTTGCGGATAGCGTACTGCTGGCATCTGCCACTCAGAGCCATAGCGCATAGAGCCAATCGTATCGATAGCAAACTCGAAGTCATCGAATACAGTGTTAGCAAAGCGAAGCAAGAAAGAATACAATTCTTCCCTATCGATAGCCTTACCGGTAGCTGTCTCTCTGCCCGAAATCTTCTCGTTGTTCATTACGTCAATACTCAAAAGCTCGAAAGCCATTTGGATATTCGTAATAACCTGCTTATTCAAGAACTCAAGAATCTCGTGCTTCACATCGATGAAGCCAGCAGGCGGAATGTTTATCTTGGTCTCTGTCTCGCTGGTAAAGCGGTTAGGTGCTTGAACTTGGTAAACGCTCATCGGACCAAACATACGCTTAGTGCCTGAGCCACCGCAGCTGCTACAAGCAATAGCTACTTTCTCTTCGAAGCCGATAGCCTCTTCAGTCTCTCCCGTGCCATTACAAGTATCGCACTCATCAACGTATTCCCACTTCTGCAAGAAGGCGTGGCTGAACTTAGACATCTGTAAGGTAGAGAAGTCACTCACCGCTTGGTCAAGGGCAGGTACTGCTGGAGTATAGAATGACTGGAAGTAGTAGTCTCCTGACTCTTGTACGGATATGCCACCAAGTCTGCGACAAGGCAAGTATCCTAAGTTATGTCGGTAGTACAACTCAATCTCGAACTCAAAGTCGGATTTTTTCCCAACTTGCTTCGCTATTTGTATCTCGTTCTTATCGAAGATGTAGAACACTAAGCCCTCTTCCTCTTCCTTGCCGTTATTACCGGTCTTTACATAGCTCTTCTGCTCTGCCTTAATGATTGCATACTCCTCGTCCTTCCATGCCCATACACGCTTGCTCTTAAAGCAGTACGCTACTGGAGTAACCTCTACGGAGTCGTTGAACTCACCGCTCTCGAAGTACTCAAGGTTAATAGGCATAATGGCAACAACCGCATTCGGGTCGGTAAGCGTTTCAAAGCTTACAATCTGCTGGAAGTAGTTCTCTAAGCTGCCAAAGCGAGGGTATTGCTCGGTGAAGTAACGCTCTTGATTTTGGTTGTCAAAGCGAACCTCGAAGTTCTGTCTGTTCCAAACACGACCTGCAATGTTTACAGCCTTGTGGAAGTAAGGGACCGTAATAGGTCGGTAGATAGCCTTACGATAGTTAAACTCGTGAGGTAGTTCGTTGGGTGCTTTCTCTCGAAATAACTTTTCGGGGAATGCGTCATAGTCCGAATGGATACGCAGACGCTCTGCCATCTCTACGCACTCTTTATAAGTAGGATAGAAGTCAGGAACGTAATACTTGTTCGACCTCTTCTTCTGCTCATAAATGGCATACTCCTTGGCAATCTTTGAAAGCAGTTCTTCTGCTAATTCAAGGATCATCGTTTGCCTCCTCTTGTTCTACACTTACACATAGCGTTTATTCTTTAAAAGGACATCCCAATCCCACTTCTTTACAATCTCCCAATCCTCCCCCAAAATTAACATAATTTCATCTAAGGATTTTTGACCTTTAAAATCTTCTTTGTTAGAATATTCCGTATAAATCCATGCAGTCTTTTGAATGGCTTCTAAGGAAGCTTCTATAATCATAGCCTCTGCACCTTGGGTATCCATCCATAAGAAGTCAATCTTATCAATTCCCTTCGCATCGCAGTAGCCACTAAGGGTAGTGCATTTGATTTGCACCTTATGCTGGAAGTTAATATCGGGATGCTCCACTAAGTGGTTGCCAGGCTGGAGTAGGCTGGAAGAACAAGTCCATTGTGCGCCAGGTCTTTCGCTTAACCAAAAGTCTGTCATACCCTCCTTATCGGAGATGGCTTTGTAGTTCACCACTACATTGCTAGGCATTCTCGTAAGCTGGTTACGAGGGTCGCACTCAAATGCGTGTACAACGCTATTAGAGACCTCTGCAAGCACTATCGTGTCTTCTCCCTTATGTGCGCCTATCTCTACAATTATAGGGGATTCTACGCCCTTTAAAAGCTTTCGGATAATCGAATGTATCTCTTTCATATAATCAAGTCTTTAAAGTCTTCTACCTTGCCCTTTATAATAAAAGACATATCCTGCACTCTAATCATAAAGGTAGGTGTTCCATCGGCACAATCGTGCATTGTAATGGCAAAATCAATAACATCAATAGCAAATAGAGCTGGTTTCCAGTTGTAATTGGTAGACTCCATAGGAGGAGATATACCCAAAGCATGGTAGTCTATCTGCACACCCTCTTCAGGGCGATTATGGGCGCACTCACAAATAAGGAAGCCCTCACTTACAACTGGCTTGTTGTACACTAGCTTTGATTCTTTCATAGATGCTGTATTTTTTTAAGAACTTTTGCTTGAATTTATTTACCTCTAAGACTTGCTTATCGTAGTCTACACTCGATATGATTTCGTTTATTTCGTTTAGAGCGTGTCTCGGAGACTCGTAAGACTTCAGCTCTATCGCAAAAGGCATATGCTTCTTTATATTCCTTGCTCCAACGTAAATAGGAATGCAAGAACACATCACAGCATCTATAATCTTGTCTGATATGTAGTCATCCCAAATGCCATTCTCCATACAGATAGAGAACTTATAAGGCAGCAAGCCGTAAGACTTATTGCCTAACTCACCCTTTACGCCTCTGTAATTAAGACCTCTACCAAAGACATCGCAAGTGTTAGTGCCTGCAAGCATCCTGGCTATATTGTGCCTATGCTCGTAGAAGCCTCCACGGATACCCGAAGTAATCATAGAAAGCGTTTTGGTCTTTTCGATAGGCTGGAGGTACTCTTCGACATCTCCGTCCATGTGGTAGAACATCCCAGCAGGGAAGCCTACTAAGTTGCCTTCTATGCCGTAAGCCTCAGGCTCTGTGCAAGTGTAAACAACATCGCAGTAGCTGCCAATGTTTCTGTCAAAGAAGTTATGATCAGGTGGCTCTTGTATAAACCCTATCACATTGCTCTTGGGGACCTTTATATCGAAGTCCTTCTTGTCATTGAATATCACAAGCCACTCGTAAGAGTCATCGTTAACAAAGTGTAGGTTGTCCTTAAACTGCTTGGTGCTTACATATTGGTCAATAATCCTATCATGAATAGCAAAGCTATCGCACCAATTTGTTATGACTCTTATTTTTGTAGGCTTTTCCAAAATTATGGGTAGTTTAATCATGCAATCGAGCTAACAAATCTGCGCTTTGCTTTTGCTTGATTCTCTCGGTTGCTAGCAGCAAGGTCTTTGCCTCTATAAAATTCAATTCGTTCTTCATCACCATGCTTAATTGTAGTAAGCCCAAAGGCGAACTTGCGCCTATCAATGCTGAACTTTTGGTCTAAGCGGTAGTAGAAGTCAATGTCATCCCATCCCCAGCCATCTACCACTTCGTTGTAGCCTCTGACAGCAAGGAAGTCTCTCTTCCAAACAAAACAACAGCCAGTGCCATCTCCATAGTCCCAGCCAGTAACGTAACTTCCATCTACAAGCACTTTAGAGACATGGTAGTGTAAGAACTTTGGCTCAAGGAGTGCATCTGCATCTAAGAAGAAAAGGATGTCTCCACGGGCTTCTAATGCCCCAATGTTTCTTGCCCTGCTAAGGTTAAAGTAATCTCCGCAATCGGTAGCCTTTACAGCCTTAACCTTCGGGTTGTTCAAAGAGGCAACATAGTCGTAGCTATTGTCAGGGTCAGCATAATCTACTACGATAATCTCGTAGGTAGTCTTGCCAATCTGCTCAAGCCATGTGGGAAGAGCCTCCTTCAAGTGGTGGAGTCTTCCTTTGCAGGTGGTTATAATGCTTACTTTCATCGTGCAACAAGTACTTTTTGCTTTGCAGCGTGTTTGTCTTTTGCTAAGTAATGCCACTTGTATTTGTGTAGCAATCCTAATTCAGAATGGTATTTGCGGATGAGCCTATCGGAGTACTCCCACGCAGAGATATGCGTGAAGCCTATGCCTCCGTAAAGTCCTAAGAAGTAATACTTTTCGTTCATGCCAGCAATGTCTCTTAGAGGCTCTAAGTACTGAAACATGATAGGGTTAACGCCTGCAAACGGATCTAACTCAAACTGAGCGCAAGCTATGTTGTAAGCAAGCTCATCAGGGTAAGTGCCTCCCCATGGCATAGCAAGCCTATCAATAGGAATGCCGTTATCGATATTATCCCTTACCTTTTCGTAGAACTTGGTAAGCTTCGCTCCTTTTTTAAGATACATGAACGAGCTGTTAATAGCAGTAACCTCGGCATCTTCTTTAAGCTTATGAATCTCCCAAATAGTCTCTAAGGTTGCCCACTGCATCTCAGGGAAGCTATTCCCATCTCTCTTTAGGTTGCCCTTCGGAGTCTTTCCGCCTTCAGTCATCCACGCAGCAGTCTGCGAGTAGAAGTAGCCATTAAGAGTCTTTAGGTGGTCTAGCAAAGGGGCGATAGGCTTCAAACAAACCGCATCTACATCTAAGTAAATGTTGTTGTCATAGATTAGGTATTTGTCTATGCGAGTCTTTGCCTTACCGGGAGAGAACTTGCCATCAACGTACAAGTCATCTTTCTCTACTTGGGTAAAGTCGTTAAACACCCACTTATCGTCATCTACGATACCCCAATTTCCATCGTGTACAAGTTGAATTGGAATGTCCCTATCGAAGCAACGGATGGACAAGGCAAGGTTATATGCCATTTGATAGTAGGATGGCTTACCGAAAGCCATCATTATAATTCCCGTAGTCATGCCCAAATTTAGGCAATTAATTGCTAATCAACCAAAAATAAAAAAACCCCACCATATAGGTAGGGTCTAAGTAGTTGTCAGCAGCGACAATTACGGGAGGTCAAAGATACCAGCAGGTGCAGTGTATTTCTGTGGCAACTCGTTCGGGCCAATAGAGGCACGAGCTGTACAGTTAAACATCTGAAGTTCTTTGTTGTTTGCAGGGACCATCACTGGGTTACATACAAAGTTCACTTTGTTGTTCACAACCAACACCTCGTCACTTCCGCAAAGGAATAATACCAATTCGGTTGTGCGTGTGTTAAGCTGAGAGTAAAAGCTTACGTTTGCGCTGTTAGTGTTAGCATCCTGCCAAGTAGCGGTGAAGTTAAATCCGTTAAGGATTGTATCAGGACCGCAGCCAACTGGATTATCTCCTTCTACGGGAGAGGCATCAGGTACTGTTCCACGAATGTTTTTGATAACCTTCAGGTTACCAGCAGCAATGTTTGCAGTGTATTGTGAAGCGTTAGAGTAATCAACAATTGTGTGGTCTGCTTCCAAAATACCAATTGCCGAAATACCTCCACGATCATAAACACCACAAGCTAAAAGCTGGTGATTGGGTAAAGTACCGCAGCCATATTCAAAATATGCCATGTTTTAAGATTTGGGAATGTTTTGTTTGACATTTGGATGGCAAGTCAAGGCCACAACGCACGACAGGACAAATATACAATTAAGAACAGAATGTTTTTGAGCTTCCTCCAACAAGGTTCTGAGTCTTCTTCTCTACCTCTAAGGTTACCGGTGCAAGTCTGCTTATCCGTATCCAAGATGGAGAATATCCCTCAGAGCGAGTAAAAGAGTTCTGAGCAATGATATTGTAGCTGACATCTGTCAACTCAAAGTTATCATGTCTGCAAGCTAGCCTTAAAGCATTGTGAACATACTCAGGAGAGTAGTTTATAATGAAGCTCTTAAACTCTCTGCTCTCAGCATACACTACTTGCCTTCTGCCAAAGCTGTCTTGGTACATTTCCATCTCTCCGTCATACTGCGGATTGCGAATCTCTCCCCATACACGCATGAATTGCTTGAACTCATTGCCTGGGGATGCAGCAGGGTAGTAGAAACCGAATCCGTAAGCAGGCACAGTAGCCGTAACCCCTTGCCAAAAGCTTATTCCAACAGTATGGCAAGCGTCAGATAATGGCTTTATACATTTGCTGTAAAACACATCATCGCAACAACATTCGGAAGCAATCTTAATATAAAAGCATTTGTTCTTTATCTCTTCTATTGAAGCAACGCCAATCGTGGCCTCTGTAAAAAAAGAAACCTCATCGCCATCTACGATAGTGCCAGTTGTTTGCTCGTAAATTTCACCAATAACATCTCCAGTAGTCGACTCCACAAGTCCTAACGGAGCAAAGTTGCAGTTCTCGGTTGCAGAAGCTATTCTGAATATGCCTTGAAATACTTCATCTCCACTTCCTAATGGCATTGATATTTCTATAATCCCAATTACCGGGTCGTATAAGTCCATTTCAAAACAAATGCTAAACGGAGCAGCAGCATTTAATGGATTAGAGTTTATTTCAAAAGTGCCATTTGAATTACCGACTACTATTTGCCAAGGGTAATCAACTACTCTTTCGTCAGGCTCTACTGAAAAGCATACTGTATTTTTGCAGCCACCCGTAAATGGAGACTCGAAAATTACTTGAATAAATTGTGGGGTTGCCTCCTCTTCTCCAACTTCGGTAAGAAAACTAAGTTGCCCTTCTATGTAACCTGGGTCTTCGCTGCCTATCACCGTAGTTGAGCCTCCTTCTATGCTTGGGACTGCGTCAAGTATGTACGGCATATTACTACAAGTTTCCTCTTCAGATGGGTCTCCTTGATACAATATACTTATAGGGTCTGACACATACCTTACTGACCTAGAAATCTCGTAGAACGTATCCATAACCTCTTCCATACAAGCTGCTGACCTATCGCTAGGCAAAGCACCATCGGCAATAGCACGAGCCGTGTATGCTTCATATACAGCATTGGTGAACTCGAACAGAAGGGGAGCGCA